CAGCGTGACGTTGTCTCGTTTGCCTGCTTGTTGTAAACGCCTTTATTCATCCGAACTGCCAAAGGTGTCGCAGTTGTTGTCCCAACCAAACGGTCTAGGAGTAAAGGGGATGGAGCAAAGACGACCTCATCAGCCCGGTCAAATACAGGCATGGCCTCCAGGTAAACCTTTGAGCCGTAACGCATCAAGCAATAAAGGACTTCCCTGACGCAAACGACCTGCAAGATCTCATCGGCTCCAAAGTCCCAATACGACCAGCTGTTCTGAACACGTTCCGCTCCATCACCGGAATTACGCAAGAACCATTTGTAGGTATAAATTCGATTGCGATACGTGGCGCCTGTAGCCGCTGTTGTCTTGCCACTAATCAAGAATGCAGAGTTGCCTGCATCGTTGATTGTCAGCTTGAAGCATTCATCGGGGATGTAACTAGACACATAACCAGTCAAGTCAGCCGCGTCTGCTGTCAGGGCAGTACCAGCACCCCGCACTGCAAACTCACGCATCTGTGACCACTGGCCATTGGCTTGCATAAAGAAGATGCCGCCGCCTGCTTGCTGTGGCCTGACTCCCGTGTCTACATCGAACTGGGTGAGCACAGTGATCTGAGCCGTTGCTGGCGTCAGCACTGTTTCAGCAGCATTGAACCTGAACTGAATCTGGCTAGAGAACAGGATCAGTTCGTCTTGATACGGGACGGCGTACTTGAGAACTGAGACCCTGTTGTTGCTAGCCACAACATCAATAGGATCAGTATCCAAAACGGTGGTGACTGTTTCGGGGAAGAACTCGAAAAATTCGCGAACTCGGCTGAGAACAACATTCTCGTCAGCCAGGAATCCGAGCCTGTTCTTATAAATGAAAATGTCATTGATGGGATACCCGACGAATGATGGATCTTTTGCTGTTTCGTAATCACCCGCGACACGTTCGCCCCACGTAGGGACATCGCCAGGAATACCAGAAACTGTCTGTCCGTTCAGCGAACCAAACCAGAAATTACCGTCAGCTTTCCTGATTAGGACATGCGGCATTGTCGCTGCATTGAACTCATATTCAACGCCAGGGCTAACAGTTTCAGCCCAACCACCTTCTCCAAACGTTCCGCTGCGAGGCTTAAAGGCTGTGTAGAAGTTATCGAAAGCTGTCCCAGGGTCTCCAGTTATCTCGACTTGATAGTCCTCAGGCGCAATCGTTGGCAGCTCAGTAAAAGCTTGGACCTGATTAAGGATTGCAGTAATCGTGCTGTTGGCTTTGGCGTCAGTTGCCTTCACCGTTATTGGTGAGTTGCCATAAATCCAAAGGACAGAGCCGCTTCTTGTGATTGTGTAACCAGTAAGACCAGCAGAGCCCAGGCCAACCTTTAAGGCTTCAGCAATCGTCTCTGAACCAATCCTGTTCTCAGTAACTGACGTGCCATCACTGACGACAGGAGCAACTGGCGTTTCAACCGTTGCTTCATTGCCATTCACATTGAGGATGTATTTGTTGCCATAGGCCGCTTGCTTGATCCAGACCAAGCATTCATGAGCGGGTCTAGCCACCTTGGGCGCAGTCGCTGTCCCTGTTGCTGTTGGCGTCAAGACGTTAGTAATAAACGTGAAATCAGCAATCGTGACCGCACGGATCTGTTGCCGAGCATCAGTAACTGTCGACAGATAGCTGTAAGCCGAAGCATCTGCTGTGACTGTCGCCGGGTTTCCAGCTAAGTCAAAAACCTGAATCGACGAACTTGTAATTACCGCGATGTATTCCTCTTGCTGATCCCTCAGGATCGTGTGGAAGAAAGCATCACCAAACCCGACGTTGCTGACTTCAGCCAATGTCCGAGTGCTGTCTCGTTTTCTTAGCCCTTCAGCAATAGACGAAACACCATTGATCTGAATCTCACCTTGGCTTGGGTCTCTTTGCGCATCGCTCTGCTGGCTAATCCCTTGAATGAGATTAGGGATAGTAACGGCTACGTTTTTCATCAGAAGATTGAGGAACCAGTGGACACCCTGCGGTTCATCAAGCCTGTATACGGCTCATAAGTTGGGAAGGAATAGGGGCCAGACAGCATGTTCGGGCTTTCCTGCTGCATCTCCACTCGCTCAAGGACTGCTTGTGCGTCTTTCTCGTCAGCCAAGGTGTATTTGAACAACGCCTCAGAACCAAGACTTCTATCCGAGAAGATCCTTGCGCCCCTGATCGTGACCCAACGGTTGTAAGCCTCTGGCACTGAATCCCACGACAGCAGCCAAATCACATCAGCTGACAACACGTCGATCGTGGAATCCAACTCAAACGTCCGATTCATTAGGTCATAGACCCTTGTCCCACGAAGCTGAAAACGACCGTTGTACTGATACGGGTTAGGGCTGAACTCAACGACAGTCTCAGGAACCTTGATTTCGTTAGAGGTTGCGTCCTTGCGGAAGGGATAGCTGCACTCAGTGTTCCAACTCCAGCCTCGAACCTGACCTTCCTTATGAATCTCAAGAATGGTTCGTTCTGCGATTCGAGCGTCTTGGATCTGCTCATTGTCGAGATTGTCCACCGGCTGCTCACCGATGTTCTCTAAGCAAACATTCACTGCATCTAGCAATGTTGTTCTGCCTTGAGCTTTGGTCTGCGCACCTAAACCCATCTGACAACTACGGGGACGATGAGCACATTCTATGGCGCATGAAAAAAGGGGCCAGCGCCCTGACCCCTTAGTCCCTTACCCGGCTCAGTCTAAGAGACAGAGATAGCAGCAGCACACTCAGCGCGAAGCTGACCCATGCCGAGAGCCTGTCTTGCAACAAGCAAATCAGACTGGTACTGCACACGGAACTCGTTCCCTGTCATTTGGAGTGAAGGACTCAGAAGAGACACAACACCCACAGCGTCGCGGTGGAATACAAATCCGCGAACTTTGGACAGATCCTGCGCGTAGTCAGGGTTCACGTCGCCAGCGACATTTGTATATGCAGCTTGGGTGACGTGGTTGCTGGAATACAGAGGAATGCCAGCAACTTTTGCAGTTTCGCCCTGAGCGATTGTGCCGTTGCCACCACCACCGTTGAAGTCGGTGTTGATCGCACGAGACGACTGCGTAATGCAGTAGTAATCGTCCGGTGAGAATATGGCATACATATTATCGATCGAAACATCTTTTGTCTCGAAGCCAACGCGAGCGTCGAAGATGGCGTCAACCAACATGTCACCACGAGCTTGACGTGTTTTGGCGTCAAAAGTAGCAGCGTTGTCGCCGAGATCAATGAGCTGGCCTGTGCGGCCTGCATTCAGAGGATCTTTTGCAAGAGGCTCTGTTGTATTACTAGCGGCGGCGTAAAGTATACGCGCAACACGCTTATCGTACTCATACGCTAAACTTCTTCCAAGCTCAGTTGTATAAATTTGACGAATATCGTAGAAATTCATCAATTCATCAACCTGATAGATCGCTGCATCCGCAATCATAAGGGCGTCAAGTTCAATCACTCGCTGATTAATATCAGAAGGATTGTTGCCTTGACCAAGGATTTGAGTACCGGGTTGGTGGTACCTAGCGCTCATTTTTCCTGTGATCGGGAACGCTACAGAGCGGCCGCCACGGATGTTGCGTTCACGGGTCTTGCCCTTGAAAACGCAGTTGGTCATGAACGCATCAAGAACCTCGGAAGAACCGAGCTTCAGGAACATGGCGCGATCTGCATCGACGCCGGTTAGGCCAGGGCCCCACGTAGAAGCGGCGCCCTTAATCTGGCCTAAGCGTTGCAAGGCAACATCAGGAGGAGTAGCCATGATTAGTTTTTTAGGAGGAATAGTTTTGGTTCTGTTTGACCGCCCATTCCTCCCTGGCCGCAAGTTATCCTTTCGGGCTTGCCCAGTTCTGGTTGCTGTCTATTGACAACTTACTAGAAGTCCGGTGAAGAGTGCAATATCATCGCCACCTTATTCCTGTAAGCCTCATCAACATCGTATAAACGCTGACCTCTGTCATTGCGTTTATTCATTGCATCGAGGACTTGCTGTTGACTTTCAAACCTGACCACTGTGTCTGTAGGTGTTCCGCCCCCGTAGAGCTGTGGCTCCACAACAGAGTCAGGAGCCACCTGACGGGCTTGCATTGCCTTCAATGCCCAACTAATGGCCTCTTTGTTGCCGGAGTCAACGACAGCGTTGTAGCTAGCTAATTCCTCTGCTGGAAGATTGGACTTAGCC